GACTTCCTGACATTGAAGCCATATGCTTTTTAACAAACATTTGATAACTTGTTGGCATTCTAGAATACTATTTTTTTGTAATTACTTATTATTCAAAAAGATAAAAAAATGGAAAAAACTATTTATATATGTTTATTGATTATTAATTATTATTTATTTACATCTTCATTGGGGAACGATTAGAAGAAGCCATTTTACCAAGAATATGTTTGCCTTTGGCAAATAATCCCTGACCTTGAACGGTTGGCATAACATTTTCACTAGAAAGCATAGATCCTGATTTGCCAGAATTAGAAAGAACAGCATTAATTTCATTACCAGATAGAGAACCAAGGCTAAACATACATTGATCGGTAGTAATTGTAGCAATACCAGCATATATACTAACAATCATTAATTCGGGTTGAGATGGTGAAACTCCAACACCTGAATAATTAAAGTTAGTATTATTGAAGAAACAACTATATTGAAAATTGACTGAACCAGTTTCAAGTGGAAGAGTATCAAGGGAAGGATCAATACCTAAGTCCTTTACTGGGTTTAACATTATGACCCCGCCGGATTGTTGCCACTCATCAAAATCGCCATTATACCCATTAGAACGTGAAATACGGAAAAGAGTTTGAGGGCTTGCACTAGCAAGAAGCCCAGTGCGATTTCCAATATTGATAGAAAGACCAGCAGAAGCGGTATTTTGGGTTCCTTGACCGATTTGAAAAAATGTTTGTGTTTCTGATGCGGTTCGTTGAGAAACCGGGGAACGTAGAAATAGATAAATCATAGAAGGCATACATTGGAATCTTACAGTATCTGATTGACACTGAAACGTTGCACCTGGTGTGCTAGTAACATTCAGAGTCTTTGCAAAATAAACAACATTTTCATAATTGTAAGAAACAGCACGAGGAATTGTCATTACTTCAGGATTACATTGAATATAAGTTAGAAGCAATTTAGCATTAGAAATAACAATACCACCGAGGCTTTGTGCCTGAATATTTGTAACGGCTCCAGGATTACCACAATAAATAATATCTTTTAGAGAACTATAATTAAACAATAATGATAACGTATTGATATTTGCTAGAAAAGTTTCAGAATCCCATAGAGTAAGAGGTGAAATACAAACTTGTTCTACAACATTAAATTTAACACTAACAATATTTCCTGCAACAGATACATCAGTAGGAAGGAAAGAAGCACGAGAAAATCCAGCGGAATTTTCATACTTTGAAAGTGGTTGATTGCTAACAGTTCCTGATTGCTGATAAAGATAAATTGTGCCAAGATTTGCAAGTGCTACGTTATTTTGATAGGCATTTTGAACTACACAAAGTGCAGTATATCCAACCGGTGCAACTAATTGCAAAACAGTTCCAACAACAGGGGCAGTAAGATTTGCAGGGTAATAATAAACATCTTGTATTCCTACACCAACAGTAATTACACCTCCAGCAACAACGGCCGGCCAATCGGCTAATTGTGCTATTGGAAGTGGTGCCGAACCATAAAATAATCCACTATCAGTTGCAAGTTTTACAAGATTATCTAGTTGAGTAGGGCATTCGGATTGCTGATACATTAAATATTTCTTATCAAGTCTGCGAGAAATAGGATCAAGAATTTGACGGCTATTTAGTGTATTAGTTCCACTGTTAATAGTAAGAGAAACAGAATCGCAAACAGATTGTAGAGGAAATGGGGCACGTAGAACTGTATCAACAGGTTGAACGGTATTTGTGATATAACTAACAGAACCTGCACCAGAATCATTTACACCAGCAAAAATTGGTTTATTAGGTAATGTACGATCATAAGAAATAGTGCAATCATAACGATGGCGGATATTACGGCTTACTAGAGTAGATGAAATATTAGGAACAACAATATTATTATAGAGAACCTGACTAACATAGGGACTGTTTCCGTCTGGGTTAATTTCAAAAACATTGACATTAACACCTGAGTAGTTAATTAGTTGGTCGAAACTGTCAGAAACATTAACACGGTTATCCAAAATAAGTTTGGGGGCAGTAGCATTGGAAGCCATTTTAAATATTGATTTATTAATATATTATAACTTATTATTTATAAATATTTTTATTTAACGAAAAAATTACAAAATAAATTAATTATTTTTATCTATTTTTTAATATGAAAAAAAAAATGTTGTCTAGAAAGAATTATTTTTTTATTTTTATGTTATCATTAAAACTTCTTTATAAAATCTAATAGCACAGACCAATTTTGACCTGATGCAACATTTAGTTGATAAGTTGAGAAATCCTTGTATTGATAAAGAATTTGAATTTGAATTCTATCAATTGAATTAGTAGAGGCTAAAACATAAGGACGAATGAATTGGGGTTGAAAATAAAGTATCGACCCAAGATTTTCTATAGTATCTGATGTTGGAACATCAATAGTTGAAATAATCCTATTAGTTTGATTGTTGCCAAAATAACTATCAGAAACGAAAATTGTATTACTTTGAATTCCTATTTTATCTAGTTGATTGAATTGAAAAATAGTTCCGGATGTTTGAGTAAATGATGTTGAACCAACAGGCAAGCCAATGATATTCAATCCAAAATCTGCAAATGCCGGATTTGTGCTTGGAATATTTGGTGAAAAATATATTAATTGTGTAAGTTGAGAATTAAATAGAATACCATTAGTAGGGTTTGCAGTAAATGCAGTAGTTGTATAATCTTGACTGTATGTTAGAGTACAAATACCATTAGTATAATTAAGACTTATTTTTGGTGCTTCTGTTAGTGGATTAGGATTATTCACCTTTAATCGTGTATATGCTTCAGCAAATGCAACGTTAATTGCATCTATAAGAACACTATAGGAATAAATACTTACTTTACCTGCATCGATATCTTCACCATTTTTTGCAAACAAATATGTTTCACCAGTAAATGGGAAAAAATAATTAACAGTAAGTGTAGGTGTATAACTTGTAATCGTTCTAGTTGAACCAGTAGGAACAAGGAACGAACCACCACGGCTAATTTCATTTGCACCTATAGAAAATACCTTTTGATTTGCTACAGGTAATGTGGCTATTAATGCTTGACTGCTTATTGTATATGTTCTTAATGTGCTATTAAAAATAGTATTTGTATTGATTGTTGTTGAAATATAATTATATGTTTGGCTTGCATAATCTGCTATTTGAGTAAATGTAATAGAACCATTTAATAATGTCCCAGTATATGTTGTATTATTAGTATTTGAAATAGCATATAATTTATTTGTATCATTACGGCTAACAGCAACACTTTTTAATGGAATATTACTAGTTTGTTGAGTCCAGGCATAGGGGTTTGTTGCATTATTAGGTAAATAAAAACCAGAAGTAGAAAGAGCACTAGAATAGGGATATGAAATTTGATATATTTCCGAATAATTATTAAAAGAAGCATAAACATTTACTGTTCCAGAAACTGATGTTCCAAATGAAGTAAATGCATATAATAAACCTTGATTAGAATTACAAGCAATTTGAGTAATAGTATTATTTGTAGTGATTATTTCTGTATTTGTTGCTACACTTGCATAGTTTGTATTCCATACTTGTTTATAAATTGAACCACTTGAAGAACCAGTAAGTAAATTTGTAAATGTGGCATAGGTTCCATTTGCTATATCACTACTATTTACACATAAACTTGTTATTGATAATGGTGCATAATATACAGTACCAACTGTTATATATGTAGAAACATCTATAATTCCTAAAACAGTATCTGCACCAACTAATAAATTATTTACATTATCTAGAGGACACATAGAAAAATTTGCATAGTCTAGATAAACAGTGCCAGAATTAAATGTTTCTGTAGTAGTTCCTAGTGTATAAATACGTAACGTTCTAGTACCATCAAAAACACACATATAAGTATTGAATACGCATATTTGCAATATAGTTCCCGCAGTTTCTGTAAGGTTATAAGATGTTCCTGTTGTTGTAAGAAGGTAATCAGTAAATGAACGTTGAATTATAGTTTGAGAACCAGGGGCACCTTCAATTGTATAAGTATATGCACCCCATTGAGATATTCCATAAACACCACTACCAAATCCTACATCATTAATTTTTTTAGATGATATATCACCAGATATAACATTATTAGGTGATGCACCTAGTGTAATTATTTCATTGTTATTCTGCCAAAACATAAAATTAAATGGAACTATTGGCACATTTGATTGATAAAGATTATTTGCACTATCTACGGCAATAGCAATATCAGTATTAATATTAAAATCCATTGATTGAATTGTATTAGCACCAATTTGAAAATTTGTATTACAAACATAATAACTAGAAGTGGTACTATTCCATAAGTTAAATGCAGGATTACCACCTGTGCCAATTGCATATAATCCATTTTTATTGGCTATTGGTAGAAGAATATTAGTTGCTGTATTTACATTAGTAAAATTTGCTACGGGTATTATAGGTAATGTTATGTTATATGTATTACCATTAGCACTACTAACAAATCCAAATCCATTGTTAGTACAAGCCATAGCACTGAATGCAGTAGTTCCTGTCAAAGTTGTATTAGTTTCAATATTAGCAACAGCACCACTAGCAAGTGTTCCGTAAAGTGTATCATTTAATTGACTAGCATCTGCAATCATTAATATTCCATCACCATTTAATACATTGGCTGTTGTAAATTGTTTTAATGAAGGAACGGAATAATCCGTAATTGCAGTATATGTTGGATTATTATAATAGGTGAGTATATTTGTATCATGTCCGACTATTATTCTATCTAGTGTTGCTACTACAAATACAACATTTACTAAAGGATTCCCTGCAAAATCTTGTGTAATAGTATCTAGTAATGTTAAATTAACATTATTAGCAGAATTAAGATTACTATAAACTAGAATTTCTCCACCAGTTGGTGTTGAATCTGCAATAAATAATGTTTGAGCGGGATTAATAAATATTGACGTTACATTGGTAAGTGGTATTGTTTGTAATAATGCACCATCTATACCAATAATATATACAGTATCTGCATTATTCGGATTAATAGAAGAACCAGCACAATACAAATTTAAATAATTATCAACAACAAATGAATATAAATAATTCATAAATAATGATACATCAGTTGATGAATCAAAAGTAGTTCCAGTTGCAGTATAAATTGATACTGTAATAACTAATCCCGAAGATGTAAATAAATAATTATTTGTATTACTATTGATTTGTCTAACATAAGCAGTTCCAGAATACGAACCTTGTTGAATTCCTACTTGATAAGTTTTTAATGGCAAATTTGATTGTGTTAATGGGACTTGTGATAGTGGAATAATTGCCTTTGCTACTCCTACTTGATAATTACTAGCATTTTTTAATAAGGGATAAATCAAGGCTTCGTCTTGTGTTGCTGGCACAGGTTGTGAAGTTCCATTATATGACCTTGCCTCATAATAGATATTTGGCACTAATGCAATGTTTGACATTTTATAATGTTATTTATTATAGTTATTGTTTATAAAGAAAATAAAAAAGGAAAAATTAATTTATAAATGCTAAATGTTTTTTACTTATAATATGTTTATTTTTATTAGACCTTGTATAACTACTTCCACATACACACTCAATTTTTTCACGTTGTTGTTTATTTATTAATTCTTTATTATCTTGATAGTATTCTTTTTTTGTTCTAGTTGGTATCATTTTATTAACACAAATATCTTTATTTAATTCTATATAATATCTTTCTCTTGATTCTAGTTCTTCTTTACTATTACAAGCATAATTTTCTAATAAAATTATTTTATGATTTACATTAAAAAATTGTTTTGCACTAGTAGAACAATGTTGATGATGTCCGGCAAGTCTTTGACATAATAATAAAGTTGTAGAACCTATATAAATTTTATCATCTATATCATTTATTATTTTATAAATCTTACCATTTTGATAATTAGGCATTATAGTTTTTTATAGTTTTTTATAGTTTTTTATAGTTTTTTATAATCATATGTTTTTAAGTTGATAATTTATAAACTAATTTGTTTTTCTGTAAATTTTAAATGTTTTACACTGTTTAAATGTGTTTTCTTATTAGTTCTAGTATAGGAACCACCACATTCGCAATT